GATCATCATCAGAGAAAATAGGGACTGCATTGCTTTTGTGTAGCGTACCAATGCCAATCATCTTGTCACCAGTGTAAACTTTACCATGGATCGGCTTAGTGCAACTGTCACCAGCTGTAGCTAAACTTGGATAGTTAGGCGTTTCACGAATGTGTGCTTTTGGTGGTTTGTATGCTTCTACTGTCTTAGGCTTTTTGGTGCCTTTAGAGAATGAAGTTGTAGGAAGATTCTTTAGCCAAGTTTCATACTCTGCAACTTTCTTTGCAGGAGTCTTTTTCTTCTTTGATTTTTGATATGTGTAAATCAGCATAATTTATCTACATTCTGTCCAGGACGATTCATTCTACGATTCATTTCAATACGTGCTTGTTCTGACACTTCACGTAGATGTTTAACTCTACGTTCTTCCAAACGTAGTTCATCAATTCTTCTATCAGTTTTATTGAGTAGAAGCTGATTATACATTTTATCATTGTATGCTCTGATACTGTCTACACTCATTTTAACACCAAGAATGCTAACATAATACTCTGCAAGAAAAATCCAATGCCGTTTGATAGCATGTACAACTTATCTTTCATTATAGCAGACCGAATAAAGAATAGCAACAGTCCAGACCAAATTAGAATCACCATACTCAATGGAGGCAATACTGTTGGTTCACCTTTAATTGCTAAGTAAGTCACAGGTACTGTGGATCCGTGGATTAAAATCAATCCAATCCAGCCACAAATCTCACCAAACTGACGTACAATCCAGTTGTACCATTCTGTAACTTTAATCATTTCAAATTTCTTTTCTAAGTAGTTTAAGAGTAGGCTTAAATTTTTGGTAGAGTCCGATTTCACGTCCATATGCTTCAATCTCCCATAGTGATTCCCAATAGTCATCATCTTGATATTGTTCTCGCTGGAACGTTACCAAGTTCCTTCTTTCATGGAATTTTAATTCACCTTTAGCATATTGCTTTACATGAACCATTTCATGTGCAAGGCATTGTAAGACACGCTTGCCCAATTTATTCCATTCTAGATTTATTACAAACTGTTTATTGCTTGGCATTCCTAGAACATCATCTTTAGGAAACGCTTCACCAAGTATTTTGTTTTTCACATAAAAATCTTTTATGACGTTTACATTGATTTCTAATGTATTTGATAACCTATCACTCATCAAACGACTAGCGTAAAAATGCGTGGCCATCTTCAAAATTTTTCGTTCTTTTGGTGTCAATGTGACACCTTTTGACCTTAGATTGAGTTTCATAGCTTCTTTTCCTATCTTATATACATTGTAGCACTATTATGGCATTCTGTCAACATATATTTAGTGAAAAGACTGGTATTTCACATTATGAAATTAGACCTTTAGATTGCCAAAGTCTCGATTTTTCTGCATTCTTTTACCGAATCCAGACTTATCAAACACTGGTTTGTCCTCTTCAATCTGACCACTGTCGGAGATGTTAGTCTGCGCTGACTCTTCTGCATCATACAGTTTCATTTTTGCTCTGTCAACACCAATCACAAAACGTTTGTTTGTTGTTGGATCACTATATCGATTCTTCAACTGCTTGACCATAATCTGATTCAAGTCTGCAAGTTCTTCGGTTGAAATCAAAGCAAACATCAAGTCTGCTGTTGCTGGCAAGCCAAACGATTCTGAAGTGTCTTCAAGGCCAACGTCTGAGTTTGTGTAACCACTTCTCGTTGTTTGCGTTGCAGATACGATTGGAAGTTTATGCTCAACTGCAAGCCCACGTAATTCTTCTGCAATCGCTTTAATGTATGTGTATGAATTAATAGATGCACCCATCTTCATACGTGCAGAAGAACAAATGTTCAGATAGTCGATGTAGATGATATCAGGAATGAATTGACGTTTCAATTTCAGTTCATTCAACAAATGGTTAAAGTGATTTACGTTAGCACTAGCGGTTGGATATTCTTTGATGATTAACTTACCCTTAGTCTTCTCACGTAGAGTTTCAACTTTCTTCAAGTATGTTTCTTTAGGCATTCCGATCAATCTATCAAGTTCAACGTTCATCAAGTTAGCATCGATACGTTCTGCGATACGTTCTTCAGCCATTTCCATTGTGATGTAGAGAACGTTCTTACCCATTGTTAGATTGGCTGCCGCACAATGACACATGAACAAAGATTTACCAACACCAGTACCAGCAAGAACAATATTCAAAGATTTTTCTGCAAGTCCACCTTTAGTGATTCTATTCAGATAGTCGAGGTCGAATGGGATTCGTCTTTCAACTTTATGATAGAAGTCATATCGTGTTTCTGCATCATCAATAAAATCGTGACCAACGTGATTATCAAAAGAAACCGAAAGCGCATCTGCTAGAATTTTAGGGATTGAACCCTTGTCAAGTTTTTCTGAATTGTTTTTACTCTTGTCATCAAGAATCTGAATGCTTTGCATGATGCCATTGTAGATTGCTTTCTCTTGGCAGAAATCTTCAGTCGCATCAATCAACCATTTAGTGTCAGACACCTCAGGGTCGATTGTGATTTCTTTGACAAGTGCAACAGTTTTCTTGTGTTGGTCATCAGTTAAGTTTACTCTCTTATCAATCTCAATGACCAACGCTTCTTTCGTTGGCATCGAGTTGTACTTGTTTACATAGCTTTGAATCTCATCAAACAATAGTTTTTCTGAAGACTCTTGAAAATATTCACCTTTAATAAATGGTAATGTTTTTCGTGTATACTCTTCATCCAGTAATAGGTGTTTGAGTATCTTTTGTTCCAAGTTCATTCTTATACCTTTTCTCTGCTTCGTCTAATGCATGTCTTAGAAGATCATTTAAAATTTCACCGAGGTGCGCTTCAAAGTTTTCTGTACCTTTAAGTGCTTTGTGTTCTTCGCTTATTATATCATAGTTGAAGCCAATTGAATAGGTTCCGTCAGGGTTTTCTTCTTCGGCAAAGTTAATTTCTCCGAAATGAAATACTGTATCTTTGAAGTCGCCTTGAGTAATCTTAATCGTAGCGACAACATCTTTATCTTTGTATCTTACATCACTTTCGGTAATTACATAAGTTTCTTCAATCTTCATTTACCAACTCCACCTCAGGCAATGCTTCGTCTTCAACAGCTCCAGCACCATCCTGACCATACAAGAATTCTTTCTTACACGCTTCATCGATTTGGTCTAAGATATCTTTAGTGAAATACTTTTCTGGTTCTTCGTTGATGTTCTTACCGAACACTTTCACGCCATTAGACAATTCGTAGCGAGTAGATACTTTCTTAATGATTCCATACTTCTCTGCGATATCAAGTAAGCCAAAGTATCTGTCAAGACCTGTGCTGTATGTAATCTTTACTTCAACTTGAGAATTCTCTTTTGTCAAACGTGACTTCTGCAATTTGCAACGAACGATATTACCAACAACTTCGGTACCATCTTTGTCTTTACGCTTAGACAAGTAAACGATTGTGGATGCTGTGTACTTCAAGCCAGAACCACCAGACATTTCTTTAGTCGGGATGTATGCACCAACAACATCATAAACGTGATTTGTTACAAGCAAAGGTACACCAATCTTAGCAAGTTTCAAATTCAATACACGAAATGTTGCTTTGAGAATTTGACTTTTAGTCATGTCTTTTGTTTCTTTACCTTCAGCAGTATCTTCCATCTCTTTAGTAGAAGACAACTGACCGAGTGAGTCGAGTACCATCATCATCGGCTTACGCTTTGATTCTGCTTGTGCTTGATACTTCTCAATGATTTGCAATGCAGTATGACGGAACTTTTGAATCGTATCTGGCTCAGAGATAACGACACGCTTAGTATCTACGCCTCGTGTTTCCATCATAGACTTCGTAACTGCGGCTTCAGTATCAAAGTAAATAACACCACCATCAGGATTTGCATCAAGGAATTGTTTAACAATACCAAGAACAAAGAAAGTCTTGCCTGTTGAAGACTCGCCAGCAAACGCTGTCACTTTGTTGTTCGGCACACCACCATAGATGCTACCGCTAAGTAGCGCATTTAGTGCATACGAACCTGTATCGATGCTACCACTAAACTCTGCTGACGCATCACCGTCTGCTAGAATTTTTGTGTCTTCATCTTTTAATTGGTCAACTAAATCTGTAAAAAAATTGCTCATTGTGTTTTTCCTTCATAATATTTGTTTAATAACTTTGGCGAGTGCTGTTCATACTCAACAACATCAGGTTCGCTTTTCTTCTGCATCTCTAACTCATAGGTACGCTTGCGGAGTTCCGATGTACTATAACTATGATTTCTCACATGATAGTATAACTCAATTCCGTTCTCAATGCAATATTGTTTGCCAGTAAAGTCTTTGTTTTTGTATTCTTCACCAAGAAATCTTATGTGCATTGTTTGCGTCATAATCAAATTGGCTAAGTCTTCTTCAGTATGGTAAACAAGAATCTCATCCACGTACTTACATGCTTGCAATTGAACGTAACGTTCATATACCGATTGCACAGGTTTGTTTTTTGTGCTAGGTCTATCTACAGTAGGATCGACCTGTAGCGCAACAATTAAATAGTCACATAACTTTTTTTCCATCTTTAGCATCGTCACATGACCAGCATGAAACATATCAAATGATGAACAATTAAAACCAATTTTCATAAATTATCTTTCTGCAAATTCCGCAAATTTTGATCTACCATCTCTGGTGTATTTGCGTTTAAACTCTTCTAATTCCTCTTTTGTCATGGGTATGGGTTCCATGAGTGTCGCATTCAAATTCTCTTCGCCAATAGGTTGTTGTGCTTTTTGTCTTCTCTTTTGCTTTGGTGCCACTGCAACAGGAGGAATATCAACTTGATAATCACCCATCTTCTCTTCTTTTTCTTTTGCTATTTGTCTTAGCGAAAAGTTACCAGCAATGACAAGTAGAACAGCCATTGGGTCAAACACAAGAACTAAAAGAATAATAACGAATCGTACAGACTTATCTAGTAAATTAGAATCAATGCTATCGCCATAGATTAGCGCCGCAATATATTTGATTGGACCAACTTCTGCTTCCACTTTACGAATTTCGGTGGCGATAGGAGCCCGCTCTTCATTAAGAGTCGAAATCCGCTTGTTATATGTTTCGATTTCTTTAAGTATGCGATTACGTTCTGTCTGTTGGGCTTTGCGTAAACTTGCCGCTTTTTCTGCACCCTTTTCGTTTGTTGAGCGAACCATAACTTGGTCCACAGATTCATCCATCTGTTTGAGCGTTTTGCGATTAACATCAATATTATCCCTCTCAACTTTAATCTTCTCATCAATCATTGCAATTTTTGCAGAAACATCTCCACTGATAAGCGTTTGGTCGTTGTGTGCTTTAGAGAGATATCCAAAAATTCCCAATGATGTAATGAACATCAAGATAATAACTGCTACTGTAAAATAGTACTTCAGAAATCTTGGTGCGACAGACCAATTCTTATATGCCCATGATGCGGCAATGAGTTTAGAAAACTCAAGCGCACCACCCATGATTGCAATTGGAATTGGGCTAGCCGCAAAGATAGCCATGAGTCCTATGACAGAATAGTATGCGGCAATGGCAGACAATGATATAGCACATAATAAAGTAATCAACGCAAAAAGCATTTTATCCCCTAGTCAACGCAAGTATTTTATCAATTTGGTCTTGAATTTTTTCTGTACGATTTGGCCAGTAAATGTATTCTTTTTCTGGATTCTTCATCAGATTTACAAGCAACGGAATAACTAACTGCTCTAATGATTTCAAATTAGTTTTGACTTGCGCTTCCATCTTATCACGT